GTTCTCATTCCCCTACTGAAGCAAGAGCCTGTCGAACTTATGGGCTGGGCGGCGGTTATTACGGCTTGCGCCACGGCCTTCGGGGTTCGTGAATGGGGTAAGATTAAGGGCGCGGAATGAGTTGGACGCAGGGTGTTTTGCCGAGGGAAGAAATGAGCGAGCGCCAGATTGAACGTCTGGAAAACGCATACAGACTTCGGACAGGTGAAACTGATAGTATAGAATATATCACTTGGTTCGCGATTGATGGGTCAGATGCTATCGCTCACTTCAGCGGCGGGCGCGGTTTTGAAATAGGAAACAAGGATGATACTTAGGCCATTCATGCCCTACATAGCTGGCGCGGCCTTGCTTGCGAGCCTAGCCGCTGGCTACAAGATAAGGGATTGGCAATGCGATGCCGCACTTGTGAACGCTTTGGAAGAGGCTGCGGAACGGCAGCGGGAGATGCAGAATGAACTGGAACAGAAGGCCAGAGCCTATGAGACGCTCAGAGATTATGCCGATGGGCTGGGAGCCAGCAGAGGAACGAGCATTCGCGAGATTTACCGCGAAGTTCCTGCTCCTGCCCCTAGCTGTGCTGCTCCTGATACTATTGTCGGGGTGCTCCAAAGCGGTGTCGATAACGCCAATGCCGCCACCTCCGGCGAACCTAGAGAGTAACTGCCGCCCACTTGATGGTGTGCCCGACCCGCTCATCGACCCAGAGCGGGCGCTGTGGGAAAGCCACCTGATTGCCCGCTATATGGAGTGCAGTGTCAAGCATCGCTTGACAGTTGAGGCGTGGCGGGCGGCTGTGCAGATCGACAAAAAGTGATATAAGGGGCCCGCTATGTCTACGACGATGACCTTCACTACGCTCCAGCAGGACGTCCGGCGCTATCTTGAGCGTGGCGCTTCGGCAGTTACAGACCCGATCGTATACGAGCAGATACCTCGTCTTATCAATCTTGCTGAGAGACGCATCGCCCGCGAACTCAAAGTTCAGGGCTTTATTAACGTCGTAACTTCCACCCTCACAACAGGCCAGTCAGTATACCCAAAGCCCGATCGCTGGCGCGACGTGGTATCTATGAACATCGGCACCGGCTCTGGAAACAATACACGCAAGACGCTTTTCGGGCGTTCGTACGAGTACATACGCAGCTATTGGCCGGACGCCACCGCGACATCTCAGCCAGAGTTTTATGCAGATTATGACTACGATCACTGGCTTTTGGCTCCCACGCCGGACGCAGACTACCCTATGGAGGTCGTCTATTACGAGCTGCCTCCGCTTCTAAACGACAGCCTGCAGACAAATTGGATGACGGAATACGCGCCGCAGCTTCTGCTTTACGGCACGTTGCTAGAAGCGACGCCTTTCCTCAAGAATGACGAGCGCATAGCCGTGTGGCAGCAAATGTACGACCGCGCAGCTGCCTCTCTTAATGGTGAAGATATCGGCAAAATCTTAGATCGCGCCTCCGTGCGCAAGGAGGCGTAAATGACCTACACACAGGTGTTTGGCGGAAACACCATCTACCCTTCAGACGTATCCTATAAGTCTTACACACTAACCAGCGACATTACGCTTAGCTGGCCTATTGAAAGTGCGGCTACTGGGAACGTTGTCGCCCGTATAATTGACGTATCGGCTGCTAGTGCACAGAGCATTACAATGCCTCCTGCAGACGAGACGGGTGTAGGGCAGACCATCCTGTTCAACAACGTCGGCGCGGCGACTGTAACCGTTAAGAATAGCGCAGGCGGTACGCTGCTTAGCATCTCTTCGGGGGCGCAGTGGGAGCTGTATCTGACCGATAACAGCACGGCAGCAGGCACGTGGCGCTCGTATCGCTTTGGTGCCGCGACGGCAAACGCCCAAGCTTCTAGCCTCGCGGGAGCCGGTCTTACTGCCACAGGCTCCACCCTCGCGCAGCAATACCAAGTCGACACTTTTGCTTCTAACTACACGGCAGGCGCGTCCGATCGAGCCAAGATGTATGTGTGGACGGGCAGCAGCGGAACGCTTTCCCTCCCCTCGGCTTCTGTAGTTGGAGACGGCTGGTTCTTTAACGTGCGCAACGCCGGAACCGGCACTTTGACAATAGACGCAGACGGCACCGATCTGATAAACGGCGGCGCTAACATAACGCTGCAGCCCGAGGACAGTGCCGTAATTGTTAGTGACGGTCTCGGCTGGTATACGATCGGGCTCGGCCAGCGCGCTGTCTTTGCGTTTGACTACACATCTGTAGCGGTAACCGGGGGCAACTACACGCTTTCTGGTTCTGAGTTGAACCGAATTGCATACGAGTTCGTAGGCACCCTGACGTCCGACGCAGTGATTATCGTTCCGCCAACGATACAGCAGTATTGGGTTAGTAACCTTACCACCGGTTCTTACACCCTGTCTGTTAAAACGCCATCGCAAGTGACGCCGGTATCTGTTGGGCAAAACCAACGCGCTATTCTCTACAGCAATGGCAGCAATGTCGTAGACGCCGATACGTCTAGCGGTGTGTCCACGCCGGTTGGCATAGCTGACGGCGGTACTGGAGCTACCTCGGCTTCTGGCGCACGGATCAATCTTGGGGGTACGAGTGTAGGCATAGCCCTCTTTACTGCGGCTACGCAAGCAGATGCTTGGACGGCACTCGGTATCGCGCAAGCAGGGACCGTAGACGGCGGAGTATTCTAACGTGCCGGAAGAGATCATCCGCATCCAATCGCAGGCGGGGATCGCTCGCGACGGCACCGCTCTTGCCAATCCGTTTTACACAGACGGGCGTTGGGTGCGCTTCCAGCGCGGCCTCCCACGCAAGATGGGCGGCTACCGCTCTATCAACAAGTACGTGGAAGAGATCGTGCGCCAACTGCACGAGTACACCCAAGACGAGCGCACATATCTACACGCTGGATCTGCAAACAAGTTGGAGCGCCTTTATATCGACGGTGCGTTCAACACTAGCGTCATAAGCGATCGCACACCTACGTCAGGCTTCACCGCCAACGATAGCAACATGTGGCAGTTTGCGGCCGCGTACGACACCACTAACGGCAACCAAATTGTCGCCCAAGTAGCGCCAAACTTAGGCTGCATATGCAACACTGCAGGCGGCGAGCTGTTCACGGGCGACTTGCTAGGCACCGCGGCGCTAACAGCTGTTTCAGCCGTACCGGCTAATTTTGACGCAACGGGAGGCGTAGTGTCGCTAGCGCCCTACACTTTCGTCTATGGCGCAGATGGCTATGTGGCTTGGTCGGTGCCTAACGCCCCTGCGGACTACACTGGGAGCGGAGCGGGCAACGCATACATAACTTCCCAGAAAATAGTGCGGGCGCTTCCGCTTCGCGGCGGTCCTAGCAATGCGCCGTCCGGCCTATTCTGGTCGGCAGACAGCCTTGTCCGAGGAAGCTATGTGGGCGGGACGGCAGTGTTCAGCTTTGACACACTGTCGACGCAATCGTCGATCTTGTCGTCAAACAGCGTGATTGAGTACGACGGCGTCTACTATTGGGCGGGAACAGACCGCTTCCTAATGTTCAACGGTGTTGTGCGTGAAATTCCTAACACATTGAACTTAAACTTCTTTTTTGACAATCTAAACGAGGAGCAGAGGCAGAAAGTCTTTGCGTACAAGATCCCACGCTACGGTGAGATCTGGTGGTGTTTCCCCAAAGGCTCTAGCGCCGAACCAAACCACGCCGTCGTATATAATGTGCGCGAAAACACGTGGTACGACACTGCCCTTCCCGATAGTGGGCGCGGCGCGGCTATCAGCCCCACTGTTTTCCAAAAGCCACTTTTAACCGGCGTGGATCCGCAAGACTCCACATTGGACAGCTTCACGATCTCCGCCGGAGGAAGCGGCTACGTTGCGGGAGACGTTCTGTCGATTTCTGGAGGAACAGCACTCATAGACGCCGAGTTGACCGTCGACACGGTAGACGGAGGCGGCGCTGTTCTGACAGCTTCCATAAGCAATGCCGGCTCGTACACTACGCTTCCCACTAACCCCGCCAGCACATCAGGCGGCACCGGCTCGGGCGCAACGTTTAATCTATCTTTCGTGGAGCCATATAAACTGTGGGTACATGAGGTCGGCGTTGACGTAGTTGACGGCGAACAGGTGTCGCCAGTGCAGAGCTTCTTTGAGACTGCGCCGATATCTCTGGCGGCAAATGGCGCGACTAACAGAGCGCTGCAAGTTCTGATGCTGGAGCCCGATTTCGTACAGACCGGCGACATGAGTGTGCAGGTTACAGGGCGCGCAAACGCCCGCGCTCCGCAAGTTACTGGAGAGAGGCTGTTCTTCCCCGACACGCCTCTCACCCCTCAAGATCAAGTCGTATATATAAAAGATCAACGACGCGAATTGCGTTTTAAGTTTGAAAGCAACACGATCAATGGAGACTACCAAATGGGTCTTGTTCTTGCGCACGTGCGTTCTGGCGACGGGACTACGATAGGCTGATGTCGATAGATCCACGCGGCATGAGTTTACTTGACTGGGCGGATAGTGTAGTTCTGTCCTCTAGCGACACTTGGGATTTCGGACGTTTGGACGATCCTGAGAGTTGGCAAGACTGGGCGGTTGGACTTGTACGCGCGTCCCCTTTTACGCAGCGCGTCCTTCCTGATCCTTATCAATTCACGGACTGGCGCGATTGGGCTATGCGCGCTTACCCGATGCTTGAAGGTGCAGGATAATGGTGTACATTCCGGGCCAGAGTTTTAATCCCTACGAGGCGGAGCCTATTATGCGCGCCGGCTCGAACGTCGCGCCTTACCAGACATTCGCAACGCCCGCTCCGGCAACTATGCCAATGCCGGCAACTATGCCAATGCCGGCAACTGCGCCGCCTATTATGGATATGCGAGCGCCGCAAGTTATGCCAGCGCAGCAAATCCCTGCGCCGGCACCAATCCCCACCCCTACGCCAGCCCCCACCCCTGCACCAACCCCTACGCCAGCGCTCACGTTAGCTGAAATGCGCGGCTTGGTTGACGGCGAAGCCGATCTACGTGTGCTGCCAAACATGGCGGAGATTCTGCGGTCGCAGTACGCGAATAGTATGCCTGCGTCGCCGTATGCGCGGCCCACCTTAGACCCGTCGTTAGACTACGCGACGCGGGGCGATCAACAGGGCTATTTCTTTGTAACAAATAAGGGCAAAGCGGCTAAGACTAAAGCAAGCAAGTCTGGCTTTATTCCCCTAAATCCGAATTGGCAGTACCGGATTGTTAATGAACGCGGCAAGAATCAAATTGTTGCCAGCGGCACTGGCGAGCAGGGTCTTCAAGATGTCTACTCAATGGCGCAGCGCCTTTCCGCCGAACAGGGTAAGAAGGCTAACTGGAAAGTCGAAGTCTTCGACCCCTCCGTAGGCTCTTGGAAAGTATACGCCGACGATGACCCGCCGGGCGGCGTTGGCAAAATTCTTGGCGACGTAGCTCTCGGCGCGGGCGTAGGATTGTTGGGCGCCGCCACTGGCGGCCTTGGGCTAGCAGCGGTCCCCGCCGCACTCGCGGGCGGCGCGGCAGGCGGCGCACTTAGCGCGGCGGGCGCGAATGTTACTGACATCGCCCTACCTGTTGCGGGCGCGATGGTTCCCGGCCTCGGCCCTGTACTCGGTGCCACATTAGGCTCTGCGGCGTCTAGCACCGCGCAAGGCCGTTCTCTTGAAGACACATTGCTGCGCGCGGGCCTTACCGCTGGGACAGCGGGACTTATGCAGGGAACTGGCTTGGGGCAAGACATTTCAAGCGCGCTGGGCGTAGGCCAGAGCGCAGCCGCAAGTGCTGCAGCGCAAAAAGCCGCTCAACAAGCAGGCAATATTCTTGTAGAACGCAGCCTCGCCCCGCTTATCGCATCTGGCACGGGAGCGTTAGCTTCTTCTGTTTTACCAGACCTTACGGGAACACAGATTGATGTCCCAGAAGTCGCGCCAACTGAAAATCAAATTATTGTGCCGGGAACGCGACCTTCGTCTACTTTTGCAAAAGCTGTTGAACCTGTTGTGTCAGGCGTAGCTAATGCGCTGGGACCAGACGTTATCCCGACGACGGAAGGCAAGCCTATTATTGTGTCGGAAACGCGGTCTACTTTTGACGAAGCCTTCTCACCAGAATTCATGGAGGGGCTTGCAGGCGCTGCGGCTGGAACAGGCGTCCCGACGACGGAAGGCAAGCCTATTATTGTAAAAGGGCCGCTCCTAGAACCTATGCCCGGTGCTGAAGAGCTTACTGGCGCAGCAAGTGCGGCAGCACAGGCGGCGGGCTTGCTTGGTACTGGCGGTATACTTAAAAGCGGCCAAACGCCAACAGATGGCACGACCACTATGGAGACCGACAACGGTCTGTTCGGCGGCATCGACTTGAGCAAACTTGGCGTGTCGGACTGGCTCAACATCGCGGGCCTCGGCATCGGCACGATCGGCGATCTTGTGGGCGGAGGCGGCGGAGGCGGCCTATCCACCATCCCTGCAGGATTGTTTAGCAGCACTGGCGGTGGCGGTGGCGGCGGCGCCTTCAGCAGTACCCTACCCGCAGCCAACATGCCGGGCCTTACCGCAGCGCCGGGGACAGCTTATGCGCGCCAAGATCTCAGTGACGTAGACTGGGCGACTTACGGAGAGCGCCCAGAAGTGGCGATGTTCTCATACGTGCCGCGTCCGGGCGAGGGGCCTTTGCCCAGTGCTGCCGATGCGCAAAATAGTATCCAGCCCAGTGCGCCGCCTATAATGAACGAAGATGAAGGCGCTATGGCTCGTGGGGGCCTCGTCGGCTATGCCGCTGGGGGCGGAGTTAACGGGCCGGGCGACGGCCGAGAAGATGTCATCCCTGCCATGCTTTCCGACGGAGAGTATGTTATAGACGCAGAGACAGTCGCGCTGCTAGGCAATGGTTCGTCCAAAGCCGGAGCGGATGCCTTAGATAGATTTAGGGTAAACCTGCGCAAGCACAAAGGAAAACAGCTTGCGAGGGGCGGCTTCAGCAACGATGCCAAGTCGCCCATGCACTACTTGAATGGAGCCGCGGGCTAATGGCAATCGATGTAAGTTCATTTCTAAGCGAGGGAGCGCAGATACCTGAAGGCTCTGCGCTTAAAGCTACGCAAAGCGAGACCGTACTGCCACCGTGGTACACTGACTTCGCTCAGCAGCTTATGGCTAATCAGCAGGCGCTCATGCAGCGCCCGTACGAAACAGCCCCAATGCCCCGCGTCGCTGGTTTCTCAGATCTTCAGCAGCAGGCTTTCGCTGCGGTGCCGGGCGCAGCAAACGCTTACCAAGCACCTTTGCAGCAGGCTACCCAAGCCACACAGGGCTTGATGGGTCAGACAGGCGCTGCCGCCGCGCAGCCCTACGCGCAGCAGGCTGCACAGCAGGCTACCAATCTGGAAGGGTACATGAACCCCTACCAGCAGGCCGTTGTCGATCGCATCGCCCAACTCGGCCAGCGCAACCTATCCGAGAACATTCTTCCGCAGATAGAAGGGCGCTACGTGCAGGCGGGGCAGCTCGGCTTTGGCGCACGTGACGGTGCTGGCACACCCTCGGGCATGATGACCGATGTAGCTCGCGCAGTACGCGGCACGCAGGAGGCAGTCCTCGCCGAGCAAAGCGGCGCTTTGCAGGCAGGCTATACGCAGGCGCAGCAGGCTGCTCAGGCAGATCTCGCGCGTCAGGCTCAGCTGGCCTCGACTATGGGCGGTCTTGCCGGCCAAGACGTCTCTCGTGGTCTCGCCGGCGCAGAACAACTCGCCGGTTTGGGCGCGCAAGCACAAACCCTCGGCCTTACAGGAGCAGGCGCTGTGGGCGCGGCCGGCGCGCAGCAGCAGGCACAAGAGCAGCGTAACCTCGACGTGGCGTACCAAGACTTCCTACGTCAGCAGGGCTATCCGCAAGAGCAGATTAACGCGGCGCTGGGAACTTTTGGCGGCGTGGCTAAAGGCGTTCCTACGCAAACCGTGGATGTCGGTATTGTGCCGCAGGGTACGCAAGGCGGTTATTCGCCGAGTACGGCAGCCACGATCGGCGGTACGCTTTCAGGTCTAGGCGCACTCGTAGAGGCACTCAAAGGTAAGTAGCATGGAAGACGAAGAGATGCAGACCGGCGGCCTTGGCATTTTGGCGGATCCACAGACGGAGACCCTTCGCTCGGCTTTTGCTGCGCAAACTGATATTCTCAAGCAGCAGCAGGCCCTCGCCAAGCAGCGCTACGAAGAGGGGCGCCAGCGCATTGAGCAGATGCGCTTGGGGCCGACGCGCAGCGAGCAGCTCATGGCGATCAGCCAAGCTTTGCTTTCGCCGTCTCCCTACCGCAACCGCTTCAAAGGCACTCTCGCTAACTTGTCGCAAGTTGCCGGTCCCATGGTGGGCGCTAACCGCCGAGCCGAGCTAGAGAAGGCTGAGATGCTTCGCCAACTCACCGAGCAGTACGAGGATCGCGCATTAAATGTACGGAAAACGGCAGCGGACTTGGGCGTAGAGCTTGCTAAGGCTGCAAAGCCACGCACTCTGCGTTCCGCTCTGCACCCAGTGACAGGTGAGGTCGTAAACCTAGATACAGGGGAGAAAATCGAGCCTGTGTCGTCGCAGCTGGCGCGTGTTCCACAAGAGGCTTCTGCTCAACTGCGCGCGTATTACGCGGATCCCGGCAACAGCCAAGCGGACAAAAATGCTACACTAGTTAATTTCATGCGCCGCTTTGGGGTTGATCAGACGGCCGTAGTATCTCTATTGCAGGGAGGCCGTTAATGTCGGGACCGCTAACCTTTGAAGAGTACGAGCCGAAACCAGCGCTGCAGGGACAGAGCCCTCGCGAGCGACAGATAGCCGGTTCGACCGCGGCCAGCCAAGCGCAGGCGGAAGCTAGCCGAACGTCAACTACTGAGAAACAAACCCTCCTCCCCGCGCGTGCGCGCACGGCAGAGGCGCAGGCGACCCTCGCTGAAATTAAAGCTGAGCAGCAGCGTCTGGCGCTGGAAAAGGCCAAGCGTATGCAGTCCTCGCTGCATCCGCTCGACAAGATACCCGAGGCTCGCCAGACGCTGCTGCGCGAGATCCGCAATCTTGTGCAAGCTAAAGAACTAAGCAAGAGTATGTTCGGTGCGAGCGGAATAGGGCACACTACGACATCGCTATATTCAGGCTCGCCCGCGTCAACAGTTAACGGCCTCCTTGCGCCTATCCTTGCCAACGAAGCTTTTACTCAACTAACCGAAATGCGCATGTCGAACCCGAATGGAGCTGCGTTGGGTAACGTCACCGAGCGCGAACTCGACTTGCTTAAATCGTCAGAAGGTTTCATTACTCCGACGGCTAGCGACGAAGCTTTCCAGCAGGGTATAGACGACCTTATCGGCAAGCGCATTCGCGTCCTAAACCGCATGGGCGCCGACCTCCAAGCGTTGGCTGACGTGCTCGGGCCAGACAACATCGAGCAGTTTGCGCCGGAGATCGAGAGCTACCGTTTTCGCGAGGACGACGAAAAGCTCATAAACGAGTACGTCAAGAATAGTATGGCCGACGGCACTTACGACCCGACGGACTTTGCCGCGCTGATGGGTCAGGCTTACTTCCGTTCGACAGGCAACCGGCCTGACGATGCGTACACCCAAGGCGCCTTAGAGAGCGGCGTGCAGCTTCTCGAAGAGGGGCGCACTGATCTTGGAGGCTTTGTCTACCAACCCGCCGATGAAAGCGCGCGCGAGTCCTTCCTGTCGTACGCGGGAGGCCTTGAACGACCCGAGATCGGCTTGGGCGAAGCTCTAGGCGGCGCTGCCTTAAACTTTGTTCCTAGCACCTTCGAGCTGGCTGCGGACACGGTGAAAGCGCTGACGCTGGATCTGCCCGAAACGATTGAGGGCACCGCAAAGATTATCGCGGGCGCTACGGGCCTGTCGGATGACGCAAGTTCGTGGGAGGCGGTAAAAGATTATTACGTCGATCGCTATGGCTCGTACGACGGTTTCAAGCGCGCCCTGCGCGAAGATCCGGCATCTATTGTCGCAGACGTTGCTGGTATCGCCACGGGGGGCTCGCTGCTAGTGGCTAAGACGGCGGGCACGGCGGGCAAAGTTTCTAGAATAGCCGCACTTTCCAATGCAGCCAAGACCGCAGAGGGGTTTGGCGCAGCAGCCTCTAAACTTGACCCGCTGGTAATGGCCGCGGAGACCACCAAGAAAGGCGCTAAAATCGCTGGCGCGACCGCCGAGGGGCTTACTGTAGCACTTCCGGCTAAGCTTGCGGGAGTAACATCGCAGGATGTGCGGCAGGCTTTTGACGCAGGACGTCGCCAATCCCCTGAGTTCACGGCCCAAATGACGGGCACAGCCGACGTGCTAGATCCGATTGCCAAAACCAAAGCTGCGGTAGAAGAGCTGTACGCGGCGCGCAGCCAAGATTACACGCGGCGCATGAACCGCCTCAAGAGTAATCCCGAAACGCTTTCATTTGACGACGTCGAACAAGCTCTTGAGGGGGTCCGCAAAGTTGGGCGGCACAAGGGCATTGATATCTCTGGAGCTAGCGGCGTTTGGAACCAAATAGACGCTAAGTTCATGGAGTTTTTCGATGCTGGCCTAAACACTGTCGAAGATTTTGATGCTATGAAGCGAGCCGTTGGCGGTATACGCGATGGCTACGCCGTGGGCACGCCGGAGTACAAAGTCGCCAACGACGTCTACAAAAGCATCAACAAGACGATCACCGACAAAGCGCCTATCTACGCGGATATTATGAAAGACTATCGCTTGGCGAGCGACACTTTGTCGGACATAACGTCTAGCCTCTCCACGGGAGCCGCGTCGGCAGATACGACGCTAAACAAGCTGCGACGCTCAGTTTCAGGCAGAGCGACGCGTGGCGATACTGTACTGAACATTCTCGAGAATACGCAGGCAGGCAAGGGTCTCGGCGACATGCTCGCCGGTCAAGCCTTTAGAAGCACTGAACCATCCACTTTCGGCACGGCTACCGGTACGATAGGTACCGTTGCTACGGGATCTCCTGAAGCCTTGGCTAGTCTTGGGCTAACACCGAGGCGTCTGGGGGAAAGTGCATACTCCCTCGGTGAGAAATACGGTATGTACGAGCGCGGGTCTCCGAGACTCGCAGACCTCCCGCCTGTCCGCAGAGCCTCGGAACTGGTGTCTAAGTACGGCGAAGGCGCCGCGCAGGGCGTGCGTACTTTCAACCCTCTTATTCAGGCGCAGGTCGATCCACTGCAGGATATCACTGAGGAGACCAAGCAGCGCCTTTTTGAGCAGTACGTTCCGGTTGTGCCTGAGCTTTTGCCTTCCTACGGCGGCCCTCAGCTTGAGAGCAGCACCCCCGAGTACAGCGGCCCTATGCTGCCCGTCGATGAAACCGGCGTCGCCGAAGGTGCCCCTTTGCTTGAGCTGTACGGGCGCCCCGTCGAGGTCGACCCAACGACCAATAAAATGTTCTACACCGACACCGGCGAGCCGGTCGAAGAGTATGCAATGGGCGGACTTGTTAAGAAGTACGGCGAAGGTGGTCTAGTTGATTTCCTGCCGGACGCCGAAGACGTAAAAGGCTTCGGTCGCGCCGTCGGCGAAGGCCTTTTGTTTGGCTACAACGACGAAGTGGAAGCGTATCTGCGCGCTCTGGCGCAGGACGACCCAGATGCCTTTCAGCGCGAGGTCGACAAGATCCGCAGAGAGCAGATCCAGTACGCGCAAGACCACTCCGGTTGGGCTCTTGCTGGAAACGTCGCGGGTATGGTCGGCACGGCCTTTATACCGGGGGCGCA